GTGTCAGGGCCCCCCCAAGATCGGGAAAAACGGACATCGTGATCAGCATCACATGCCCCCCACCCACTACCCACCGTGACCCCCCTCATGATCATGCACTGCCATGGCTCGACCTCCACACCCAGCACATCACGTACGAACGCACACATACCAACATCACCACCTAGTACGTGGTGTGTGCGGGGGGTCAGCGGTACGGGTGGGGTCGCCGGCGCGGTGGTTGCAGGGTGCGCAGGCAGCGACGACGTATCGAGGGTCATCCCCAGTCACGCTCCGTCCTAGTGTGTGGTGCGCGCACGACGCCACCTCGAGGCAGCGCCGGCGCTCTGTCGACCATGATCCGTCCGCGCTCCGCACCCGCACGGTCCACGACCCCGGGAACGCGATCTTGCAGCGGTAGCGGTCGCGCTCGAGGACGTAGAAGCGGACGCGGCGCCACGAGCCCGAGGAGCCGCGGCGCCAGTTGCGGCTCACGGCACCGGGAACCCGGCGACAGCCCACACGATCACGAGCAGCGCGACGAACGCGACGAACATCAGCCCGTCACCACGGTTGTCATCCATGTTGATCTTGATCCCTTCCTTTTGGCGATTCTTTGTAAGTTTTGCTGTCCGAGAGGTTGACATGATCACAGAGCCTGGGTTAGTAACGCGCACGTACGCGCGCGCACGCGCCCATACGTGCATGAAGCCGGTTTTGCTGAAATTGCCCCCTGCCCCCCGTGGCACGTTTTCGCAGGTCAGACTAGGTGCGGTTGGCTAAATCCGGAATTGCCCCCTTGCGATGGGGCATTTTCGTCGTCACTCTCCGCCGAACCGTCGACCACCTCTGAGTAAGCGATGTCCTCGAGGAACCGGCGGCCAGCGAACCCGTAGATCCCCCGGCGCTTGCGTTCGTGCCCCAGCACCCCGCGCACCATTTCGTAGAACTTCTGCGTGCCGAGCACCCGCGCAGACGGGTTGTTGTACGCGTCCCACACCCGGAATCGCTTGACCATCGTGGGGCGGTCGTACCAGCTCGAGGGATCCTCGAACGTGGTTTCGGTCAGCCACTGCAACACCTTGTTAGACCGCTGCGCGAACTCGTCGTGCACTGCGGTTGCTGCAGCACCGTGGACGAACGCCCCGCGGGCCATGAGGTCCCGGAGCGCCAGGACCGCGCGCGCCGCGATCCCCTCGAGCTCGTCGTCCGTCGACAGCCGGCGCTTGAGTCCGCGGTCCGGCCGCCGCGGGGCGTTGGGGAAGTCGACGACCTCCCACCGGCGGACCCACCCGAACGACGGATCGGCGGAGGCCGGGATTCCGTTGGCCGAGAAGATCGACTTTCCCCAGAACTCGAATTGGAACGGCTGACCGTACTTGCGCTCCCCGTCGATGAGATCCTCTCCGGCGAGTTGCTTGATCAGCCCGGTTTGTTCGATGTAGGTCACATCGATGTCGCCGCATACGTTGGCGAGCCGGTTGTACAACCGCGCCGGCGCGAACCGGTCATTGATGAACGCGTGCAACGGGACGTTCGCAACGTTGATCTTCCCGAGAATCGACATGATGACGTGCAGCAACACCCCCTTGCCGTTGCCGCCGGACCCCGTGAGCAGGAACATTTTCTGCAGCGGGTTGCCGGACATCATCAGGTAGCCGATGACCTCCCAGACGCGGCCGCGGTCGTCCTCCGCGACCGCCTCCGCGATGAACGCATCGAACTCCGGACACTTGGCGCCCTCGACGTACCGGACCGGCAGTTGCACGGTCGAGAGGTACTCCTCATGGTGCGGGAGCTTCTCCGGCTTACCCTCCGCGTCCCACGCGACCATGCCGTTACTGAAGTTGATATACCGGCCGGTAGGGTTGATGTCCATCGATCCGACCATGCGCTTGATCACGCCGCGGATCTCCGTTTCGTGGTGCGCACGGAACCGCTCGTCGAGGAGATCGACCGTCCGCGCGTGGAGGTCTTTCTCCGCCTCCGCCCAGACGCCGCCGGCATAACCCCAGAATCGGTCATCGGGCGAAAGCAGCAGCGGACCCGCCTCGAGCACGCGTTTCGCAGCCGTTCGCGCCTTGAGTCCATAGTCAGGGTGGAAGAATTGCCGAAAGTCGGTCATGCTGGTCTGGCCTTTCGTAGGGTGTAACCGGCCGGGCGTATCGCGGCGCCGGGCCGAATAGGCGAGCCTCTCCGGCTGAAGGGTCGGAGGGGCGAGGCTCAGGAGCTCCCGGCGACCCCCTCCCGGGAGCTCCGCCTCCGCCGCTCGAGCGCTCGAATCGCCGGACCCATGTCGATCGGCGCCCCGCCCTCCGTGAGCTCGAGGTACATCACCCGGCCGCCCTCCGCGAACGCAAGCGCCGGCGACTCCCACCAACCAGGGACCGGAGTGTGCGCCCAGTCATCCGGCCGCCCGTCCGGGACCTGCTCGAGCACGGCGGCCGCCCGGCGCATCGCGCGCGCCGTGCCGACGAGCAGCGCGGAGAGCGCGCTCACTGCCGGAGCCCGTACTTGCCGCTCGCGACCTGCTCGCCGAGGTCGCACGGCGGCCGGACGTCCCACCCGCGGCCGCGGAGCCTCTCCGCCTCCCGCTCGTCCGCCGTCCGACTACGGGTCGCCCGGGCGACAGCCGCTCTGTCCGTTTCCAGCTTGATCGGTTCCATGGCGGAGACACTAGCACTGTTGACAGTACTGTCAACTGTGCTACGTTCTCCCCCAACACCCCACCGATACGAAAGGCTGGTCCCGCGATGACCACCAACTGGGCGCTCTACCTGAAGTGCGACAACCTGTACGGACGCGGCAAGGCCGGGTGCAACGCCCCGGCCGGCGAGCCCTGCACCATCACGGTCAACGACGAGCACGGGTCGCACCAGGCGCCCCGGGAGGTCGCGCACACCGGCCGGCCGCTCACCCCGGAGGAGCTCGCGCTCCGCGTCAACTCGCTCGAGCAGCAGGACCCGAACGACACCGACCCCCGCCACCCCTACAAGCCGCTCGCCGGGGTCGACCAGTGCGCGGATGGACTCACGGACCCCCGGCCGGTCTGCGGCCGGCCGGCCGGCGACCCGATCCACCTCGAGGACCCGCTCCCCGACACTGACATCCGGAGCGCCATGGCGGACGAGCTCACCCGGCAGGGACTCATGCCCGAGCCGGGCCCGGTGTGGACGAACGGACTCGCACCGGCCCCGTTCGGCGACAAGCCGTGCCCCCCGTGGTGCACCTCCGGCCACACGTCGGACTTGAACCAGCCCTACCGCCACGAGCACGAGCTCCTGTCGCTCGCCGTGCTTGACGAGGAGCTCGTCACGGACGTACCCCTCCGCGTGGTGCTCATGCAGGCGATCGACGACCACGACAACGCCCGGCCGGCGCTCCGGCTCGAGGTCGGCCACGCGCTCTACCAGCCCACCGCGGTCGTGCTGAGCAGGAGCGACGCGGCGCGTGTCGCGGCCGCGCTCATCACCGGCAACGTGATGATGATTCAGGAGGGATCATGACCGTCACGCTCCCGCTCCCGTCGCCGCTCGTCGACGAGGAGCTCCTCACCTGCTACACGCCGCGGAACGCCACCGGGTGCGGGCACATCCTGCGCCACGGGGAGCGGTACCTCCGGCTCGTCCCGGCCGCCCCGCACCCGGCGCTCACGTTCTGCTCGAGCTGCACGCTCCGGATCGAGGGCGGACACCTCGAGGTCGTGACGCCGTGAGGCGCCACCGCGTCGACGAGGAGCCGACCGGGCCGCTCAAGCGGCCGCGGCTCATCGCGGCAACGCTCCTCCCGCACGACGGACCGAACCGGTACCGCGGCCGCCGGCGCGTCCCGTGGATGCGCGAGCTCGTCGCGGCCGGCCGCCCGGTCGCCGAAGACATCATGCTCGGGATCGGGATCGGCGCCGCGCTGCTCGCGTGCGTCGCCCTCTACCTCACGTTCAGGAGCCTCCATGCCTAAGAAGACGCGCCCCGGTCAGCGGCCGACCGGCCGGGTGCAGACGCACGCCGCGGTCCGCCGCGGCGACCCGGCCGACCCGCCCCCGCCCCGCACCGGGTGCGGCGCGGCGAGCGTCCTGCTCACGATCGGCATGCTCTGCCTGCCGGGCGCAATCGCGGTCGTGCTGATCATCATCTTTCCGGCGGTCGTGCTGTGAGCCGGCTGTGCATCGAGACCCGGTCGGAGGTCTGCGGCCGCGCCGGACTGCAGAACGCCTACGCGCACGCCGCGGACCGCGCGGCCGCGCTCAGCACCCGCCAGCGCGTCACCGTGCAGGGTCACGGCCAGTGGCTGTATTTCGTGATCCGGAGCACCGACCGACCGGCGCCGGCGAGATGACGACCCCCAAGCGGACACTATTCGTTGGCGGGCCCATGCACGGACAGGTCCGGGACGTTGAGCGCGTCGCCTACTCCGCCGTCGAGGTACTCGAGCACGACGACGCGCAGGGCGCCACGTTCCGGCAGGTGACCTACTACCCGCAACGGTGGCGCGGGATCGACGGCAATAGGGCCGGCGAGCGGGTGATCATGTCCAGTCAGGCAAACGTGTCGCCGAGCGAAATCACAGACGCGCTACTGCGAGCCTTCCTGAACGGCGACCTATGGCTGTGACCGATTTGACCGGTTGACCCCTACACCATAATTCCGGTTATGGTGTAACCGCGGCGCGTTACGTCCGCTGGACCGGTCGCCGGTCCTCGACGAGTCGGAGCGCGCCACACGGTGATGGTGGAGCCGCCCCCGGGCGGTCTACCCGGAAAGGCCGGGCACCGCAGAGCGCAAGTCCACCCGCTACGCCGCATAGCACAGAGGCCCAATGCGCCGGGACGTACGGAGTGCACTCCAGTCCCGGAGACCCCGGTTCAAATCCGGGTGCGGCAACGGTGGACCCCGTGGGCAGAACTTCCCACGGCTAAGCGACCAGAGCAGTCGGGCCCGCCCCCCAACGCCCGGACGGTAGCCAGGAACGTGGAACCCGGTCCGGTAGCACAGAAGCGCCCCACCCGGCATACGGGTGGGGCGCTGTGCGTTCCCGGGGGAGGAACCAGGGCCGGAGCCCAGACTTCCAGCCTAGAGCTTGACCGACCGGCGCGCGCTCTCGCGCTGCTGCTCGCGCTCCGCCTCCCGGTTGAGCTCGTCCCGGTCGACCACCTCGACGACCACCGTGCCGTTCTCACCCGGCTTGACGTCGATCTTGAGGATTTCCGACGTCGGAACGCCGATCTCCGCGGCGAGCTCCTCGAACAGCGCGCGCGCGCGGCCGCCGAGCCGGTTCTCCTGCTGCCGCGTCGGGGCGCCGCCCTCCGCGAGCTCCTGCGCTGTCTTGTTGCGGCCGGTCGCCGCAGGCTTTTCGCCGGTCATGATCTAGCTCCCTACGCGAAGTGTGCGCCCCGGCCGGCCGGCCGTGAGCGTGGGACGCCGGCGCGATGCCGGCGCGAGGCCTGCCCTTACGGTACTGCCCGGGGTCGTCAGCCGGAGCGTCGCCGTGATGCCGCCGAGCGACGCCGAGCCGATGAGGCTGACGGACCCGGCGATCGTGAGCAGCGCGGCCGCCGTGATGCCGCCGAGCGACGCGGCGCCGGCGAGCGCGACCCGCGGCCGCAGGATGCCGGCCGCCGTGATGCCGCCGAGCGACGCGGCGCCGGCGAGCGCGACCCGCGGCTGAAGTGCGGCCGCACTTGCGATGCCGCCGAGCGACGCGGCGCCGGCGAGGACGATCCGCGGCCGCAGGATGCCGGCCGCCGTGATGCCGCCGAGCGACGCGGCGCCGGCGAGCGCGACTACGCTCGAGCCGAAGTACCCGGACGGGTCCGCGGTCACGGACGGGGCGCCGGTCAAGGTCGGAGACGCGCCGGCCGAGTCGACGAACGTCGACCCGGCGCAGGTGATCCAGTAGTCCGGCGCCGGCGAGGCGAGCCCGAGCGCCCAGGTTGGTTTCGCGACGCACTGCGCACCCGTGAGCAGGGAGCGCCAGAACTGCAGTCCGGCCACCTCGAGGTCGTCGGACTCGTCGGTCGTGCCCCACCGGCCGAGCGTGAGAGTGCCGCCGGCATCGAGCGCGGGCCCATCGGACAGAGTGGAACCGGCGGTCACGTCTCCACTGTCGGTCGCGAAGTTCGCGCCGGAGAGCACGCGCCCGATCGGCTGGAACGTGCCGCCGGCATCCTTGCGGAAAAAGTGCGCGATCCACGCGGACCGCGTGACCGTATTGACCGCTCGAGCGGTGGATCCGGCCGCCATGGCGCCGGTTGTCACGCCGCCGCTCGAGGTGTACTCCGCGGCCCAAGCGTGCGCCCCGCCGGACGTCCGGGCGTAGATCGGGCACTGATACCCGGTCGTGTTGACCTTGACAACCGCCATCATGGTCAACGGGCCCGCATCGGCACCCCCGCCGGACGTCAGCGCAGCCGGCGCAGCAAACACGGCACGCTGTCCCGCCTGAAACCGGCGAGCCATGGCTAGGCCGCGCCGACCGTCATGGAGATGTCGAGGTCGCCATCGGCAAGACCGAGGTCCGTCCCGGTCGTGAACGCGTTCGCCGTGATCGTGCCGGAGAAGCCGAACGTCCCGCCGGACGACGCGGACCACGCCGAGAAGTGCGTCACGTCCTCCGTGCCGGTCGCGACAGCCGCGGTCCACGTCTCCGCACCGTCGTTCTGTGACGCGCCGGCGGAGGGCGCATCCCACGCGACCTGCTGCCGCGTCGTCTCCGTTGCCGGGTTCGCCGTGCCGGCCGCTCCGGGGTCGCCGACGTGCAGCTTGATCCACGGGTACGCAGCCAACAACGCGGCGAGCGCCGTGTTGGCACCCGCCGCGCTCATCCCTACGCTCATGCGTTCTCCCTCATGATCTTTTCGTGGACGTCCCGCTCGAGCTCCTGCTCGCCGGCCGGGAGCTTGTCGATCAGTCGCGCCGTGTTCCCGTTGACGAGCCGCTTGACCGTGCCGACCTCCCGGCCGACCGCGCTCACGTCGTCCTGCACCGCGTTCACCTTGCGGTTGACGACCCAGGCCAGGATGCCGGACGCGGTCACGGTGATGACGCTCAGCAGCGCGGATCGGCTCTCCGGCTCGTCGTCCGGGATCAGGGCGAAGATGCCCACGAATCCCGCAACGCCGATGAGGACGAGCACGACCACGGGCCATGTGATCGATCCCTTACGCTGGTTCACCCTGTGGTACCCCCTCTGCGCTGTACGCCGCGGCGAGACGCCCCCGGAGCTCCTCGTTCTCCCGCTGCAGCGTGTTGATCATTTCGTGCGTGTGCGCACCGACCGCCCGGACCTCCGCGATGATGGCGGCCGCGTCGACGCTGCCCCCGCCGGCCGCGATTGCCGCGGCGAGCGCGTTGATCGCGGCGACGGCTGCGTTGTCGCGCTGCTCGTCCGCGGCGGCCGCGGCTTTCAGGTCCCGGAGGTTGTGGAAGTTGATGATCGAGTAGTAGTAGGAGCCCGCCCACAGACCGGCGAGGGTCTGCGTCTCCGGCGAATACCGCGGGTCGCCCTGGTAGTTGCCGACGAACTGCCGGGTGTCGAGTGCGAGCGTCATCACGCCTCCGAGGTTGAGGACGACGGGCCACGGTGACCCGTCCGCTTCAGTATCCGGATCCCCGGAGAAGTGAGCATGTTTCGTGTGATCGTTGTCGCCGGAGTAGGGAGCCCACACCCACCCGTTGTTCCGGGAGCAGATTTGCCGGGCGAAGATGATGTAGCGGAGGCGCCGGCGAGCCACCGTGTCGCGGCGGATTGCGTCGACGACGTCCCACATGGTCGCGCCGCGGGAGTCGCGGAGGTCCGCGTCGACGTCAAGGGCCCGCACCTCCGCCACGCCGTCCGCGTCGACGTACTCCGACCTCGACCCCGGGGTGTCGTCCGGGTTGTGACCGGACACGCCCTCACGGTGCGCAGCGTCGCCGATCGTGCCATCGGACGCGCGGTCACGGTTCGGGAACCGGGCATCGAACGATCCCCGGAGCGCGAGCAACGACGGAGAGACGATCCAACCGGCCATGAGGCACCCCTTTTCGATCATGGTACCCGCGGGCCCGGCCGCACCCGGACCCGCGGAGCTCGAGCTACGGCGCGACGTCGACGCCGCTATCCCCAGGATCCACGCCCCACGCCTTCACGTAGAGGCAGATCGGCTGCGCGCTGGAACCGGCCATCACGGCGTTGTTGACGCCGCCGGACTTGCCGAGCGTCAGCAGCACGGACACCGTGACGTCCGACGACGGGGCGTACTCCGCCACGAGGGTCGGACCCTGCCGCGGCACGAACGCTGCGTTCGCGTTGCTCTGCGCGTAGCCGATCGACGCGCTCGCCAAAGTCGCGGCGCCGGACGTCGACAACCGCGCGTGCATGATCGCAGTCTCGCCGGACGTCACCGCGACCTCGACCGTGTTGAGCTCGACCGTGTAGAAGATGCCGCCCTTCAGGTCCACGCCGTCAAGGCGGAGCACGCCGCGCTCCACGGCGCCGGCGGTCGTGGCCGACGTTTCGCGGCGGCCGCGGGCCACGACGCCGTAGCAGGTGAGGAGCGTCTCCTCCACCTGGTCAGCGAGCGTGGAAATGTCCTCATCAGGTCGGACGTCATCACCGACCTGCGGCTTGATCAGGGCGTATTCCGCCGTTGCAGTACTCATGGTTACCGTCTCCAGTAGATCGACAGAGTGAAAGCCGGCGACCACCGCGACCGGCCGGCGAGCACCATGTAGGGCGACCCGTCCGCGTCGTACACGGCGAGCGCCCCGGCCGTGCCGTCGACGAGCGCCTGCCCGAACGCGGCCGGGACCTGAAACGCCGTGTCCTGCTGCTGCGTGCCGAGCGTCGGACCGGTCGTCGACGAGCTCCTCGTCGGAGCCCCACCCGGCCGCGTCGACTGCGTGACGAGCCACAGCGTCGACGTCCGCGCCGCGAAGTCTCCGCCCTGCTCGCGCCGCACGGCAAGGGTCGCGCCGGTCACCGTGGCGCCGGCGAGCGACCGCGGCTGTCCGCCGTAGAACGCAACGCCGGTCCGGAGCCCCGTCCCGCCGTATTCGCCCTGGTAGACGCCGTCATTGTCGGTGCGCCACGATCCGCTCTGGTAGGTCCGCGTCTCGACCGGCGCCACGGTGAGCACGCCGCTCGTCGCCGGCGGCTGCGGCGCCGGCGGGGCGGCCGGGAACGTCGACGCCGGGGCGGCCGCCCACAGCCGGGCCACCGCCACCCACAGACCGCCGTACCGGAGCAGCACCACCACGTCGCCGGAGCTCACGGACAAGTCGCGGGCGACCTGCACCGTGGTGACGATTCCGGAAATCTCTACCGTGACCGTCGTTCCCGACTTGGCCGCGGTCGCCGTGCCGACCCGGCTACCGGCCGGGAGAGCGCCCTCGAGGAAGCGATCCACCATCACGCCACCGCCCGCAGGGTGAGGCGTTGCGCCCCGCCGTCCGGGTGGTACGGCAGGTTCATGCGTTCGATCGTGCACAGCCCGGAGAACGCCTCCGTGCTCGCCAGGCAGACGTCGCCGAGCTGCAGCGTGGGATCCGGCGGCATCGTCACCGTGAACGCGCGCGCGGTCCGGCGCCGGTTGCGTTCTTTGACTGTGACCGCTGCAGCAGTGCACTCCGCCGCGGTCGTCAGCAGCGGCGAGAAGAAGTGGTACGGCACCGGGAGCGGGTTCCACGGGCCCTCAAACGACTTGGGACCGCCGGAGAGGTCGTACGCGATGCCCTGCACCTGCCCCCCGTCCGCCGCGATGCCGCGGGCTACCACCATGTCGAAGGCGCCCTCCCGCGTACTCTCGCCGGCCGCGTCGATGACGACGTCGCCAACGCCGTCCGTCAGGGTGCGGACGGAGACAAGCGGCCGGTCCGCCGGCCGGACCTGCAGAATGCCGGCCGTGTCGACGACGCCCTCCGCGGCCCACGAGTCGAGGAGCTCCGCGACCGCGCCGAGCCGATCTTGATCCCAGTTCGTTCCGGCCGGGACCGCCCGGTCGATGAGGGTCGCGTCGATCGCGACAGTGAGCGCAGGCTCAACGAGTTGCCGGAGCGTCGACGCCATGGTCCCGGTCGGCTGGAACGGGGCGACGAGCTGCGCCTCCCTGATGAGGTCAAGTTTCCCGACCGTCTGCACGATGACTGCGTCACCCTCGACGCGCGACGAATGGATCAGGAAGACGCCCCGCTGGAACACCTCGACGCCGCCGGCGACGCCGATGCCGATCTTCACGTGGAGGTGTTGCCCGTTGCTGGCCAGCGGGTGGTCATCGGCGGAGGGCGCCCAGGACACGCCGCGGTCCCGGCGCGGCACGGCGAACGTGACGTGCTCCGGGACGTTGCTCGAGCGCTCTCCGTCCTCGACCCCGGTCACGGCCGGGACCGACTCGTCGAGGAGCACGCCGTTGCGCCACGACTCCACGGTGAACTCATAGTGCCGCGACCGAAGCAGGACCGCGCGCGCTGCAGCGGATACGTCGATCATGGGATGAGGTCCGCTTGCGCGAGATCGAGGTACGTCGAATAGTCGCCGGCGAGATCCCCGTACGTGAGCCCCGTGTAGAGGTCCGCGAGATCCCCGTACGTGTAGCCGGCCGCCTCGAGCTCGTCGGGCCACGCCTCGACCTGCACGACGTCGAGGATCACCAGCCGCTTGGGGTCGGAGCCATCCTGCGAGAACCGGCGCTCCCGCGCACGCTGCACCACCACGTAGCAGTCGATCCCCGCATACACCGGGAGCGGCCGGCGAATCTGCACGATCCCCTCCGTCGCCGCGTCCAACAGCGTGTAGAGCGAATCGAGGGAGCTCTCCGTCAGCACGAGCAGTTCGATCGACCCCGTGAACCCCGTGAACCGGCCGCTCACGACGATATTCCGGCCGCCCGCCTGAAACAGCGTCGAGGGCCGCTCCCGGACCTTCTCCGGCCACGCCCCGATGATCACCTCTGCGGACACGCCCGTGATCGCGTCGCTCACCGCCACCTTGCCGCCGGGGAGGTCGTACGTCGCCGCGCTCGTCAGGAACTCCACGCCGTCGACCACCGCGGAGTAGGTCACGGGCACGCCGAAAGGGAGCTCCGCGTCGAGGACGACGAGCGCCACGTCCGGCGACGCGTCGACGGTCCCGCCGCGGAGGACAGTCCGTGTCGCGCCCACCTTGCGGGACACGGTGACCGAGTCGCCGATGGTGATGCCGGACACGGTGACCAGCACCCGCGGCGGGTACTCATCCTGCACCGTGGCCACGATCGCGGGCATCAGCGACTCCCCACGCTCGAGCGCCACCGGCGCCGGTCATCGTTCAAGCGGATCTGCCGATCCGTGTACTCACGGAACGGCCGGCCGTCGAGGTTGACCACGTTCTCCACCGTGGCGGAGAGCTCCTGCGGACCACCGACCCGCGACGCGGACGTAGCCGCGGTGTCCGCCCGGGCGAACGCGACCGCGCCGGCGCGGCTCGACGCAGCGAATGCCGCCGGCGCCCAGCCGCCCTCCGCCATGAAGTCGCCGGCGCCCGTCCGGCTGTGACCCGTTTTCGCGTCGCCGTAGCCGTACGGCCGGGGCGTGCCGACGTCGCGCCACACGGTCGTGAACGTTGCCGACCAAGGCTTGGCCAACTGTTCGTAGAGGTTGATCAGGTTGTCGATCTCCGATTTGTTGTATCCGAGCTGCGTCAGCATGCCGCGGAGCTGCGCGATGCTCGCCGCATACGCCGCTTGCGCTTTCGCCTCCGCCTCCGCCGTGCCGGACCCGGCCGCAATTTCCGCTTCGTACCGTTGCTGAATCAGCTTGATTTGATCAAGGACCCCTTTGGCGTTCTCCTGCCCGGCCGCCGTGTTCTGGTTGAGCGTCCGCGTGCCGGTCGTGAGCTCCTTGTGCAGGTCCGTGAATCCCGCCTTGACTGCGAGGCTGGCTTGATCGAGGTTCATCATTTCGCCGAACGCGCGGTTGAAGCCTTCCGCTGCAGTCTTTGCCGCCTCCGCCGTGTTGTGCATCGCGCCGGCGGCTGCGTTGAGCTCCGGGACGAGCGCGCGCATGCGCCCCGATACCTGGTCCGTCTTGTCGGAGAACAGCGAGAGCAGCACGATCGGCGCCGCAAGGCCACCGGTCGCGAGGAGGGCTGAGAACGGGTTCTCATCGATCCAGCCGTAGGCTTTCGCGCCTAGTCCGGCGAGCTCGCCAGTCAGCCGGACGAGCGCAGCGGTAGCGAACAGGACGTCCCGGAGCGCCTCCGCGCCGCCCTCCGCGCCCTCCGCCATGGCCTCCATTGCGTCGCCGGTCGCGTCGCCGAGCTCCTCCATGCCGGCCGCGGCCGCCTCGATTGCCGGCTGCGCCTTGGAGGTGAGGGCGGACACGCCGCGGGAGACGCCCCGGCCGAACCCGTCAACGCCGTCCGCCATGATCTCCACGAACGGCACCGCGTCGCGGAACGCCTTGTCGAGGCCCCACCCCTTGACCATGGCCGGGACGTCGCCGAGCACGGCGAGCAGGGGCGCCCGGAAGTCTTCCGTTGCCGCGACGAGTTGCCGCTTGAGGTCCGCCACGGTGGACGTAGCGACCGACTTCACTGCCTCCGGGTTGCCGAGGTACGCGCCGAGCAGGCCCAGGCCGGCGACGCTCGAGCCGACCCCCGCGGCAAGAGCACCGGTCAGGGCCGCGACGATCGGGATCGACATCGTGGCGCCCACCGCCGCGCCGATCGCGCCGAGCTGCGGCGACGAGCCAACCGCCTTGACGCCGTTGAGGAGCTCGAGCTCGAGCGACTTGGAGACGCGGCGGAGGCTGGAGAGCTTGCGCTGCTCGCCGAGCAGGTTCTTCCACACATCCTTGTCGCCGGTCGCGTCGAACTCTTTGCCCAGCGCGATCACGGCGAGACGGGCCCGGGCCATCTGTACCGCGAGCTCGCCGGTTTCGTCGCCGAGCCCGTCGATCCGGCGCTTTGCCTTGTCCGCCTTGTCGCCGAGCCGCTCGAACCCGTCCGCGGCGGACCGGACCGCGGGCCCTGACTTGTCGTTCGCGTTGACGTCGAACGTTGCGTCTCTGTCAGCCATCGAGCGTCCTCACTGCGTCGACCATTCCGGCCCGGATAGCCGCGGGCCACTCGTCGGCATCACGCGCCGGCCGGGTGAAGAACTCAGGATTCACGATCAGGGTGTGCCAGTCGCCGCGGCCGCGGCGCCCCCACGACGGGTGACGGACGCGGCCGCGGTCGATCGCGCGGACGTCCGTCTTCCCACCGTTCGAGCGGCGGCCGCCGCGGAGGCGAACCCGGACCGTCCGGCCGTTGACCGTCGTCGACGACGTGATCTTGATCGCGGCGACCCAGTCACCCAGGCCACCGCCGGACGGGAGGCTCGCAATCGCTTCCGCCTTGATCGCGGCCCGGACCGCGGGCACCGGTTCGGTCATCCGCCGGCGGAGCGCCTTGACGACCTCCGCCCGGTTGTCGAACGCGCGCAGCACGCGGGCGAACTCGCGGATCTCCGACCCGTCCTCCGCCACGCGCGCTCACCGTTTCCTAGCTGCGTCCAACTCTTCCCAGATATCGATCATTGTCGCTAGGTCTCGAGGGTGGGCCCGTTCGATCTCCTCGAGCGTCCGACCGCGCGACAGGCAGATTTCGATCATTACTCGGCGGACGCTGCCGGGTTCCCAGGGTCCACGGGTTCAACCTCATCCGCGGATCCGGTCGCCGTGACCTCTTTCGCCTTGTCGCACCACGCCGCCCACGTGAGCTTGTGCTGTCCGTCCCGCTTGGAGGACGACCACGCCAGGTACCGCGAGAGCGACACCGTGCGTTCCTGCAGTCCGGTCATGAACGCGCAGCCGAACGGCTCGAGCTCCCATTTCGCGACGTCGCGCTGGTCCGACACGGTGTCGAACTTGCGCCCGTCCTCGAGCTCTACCGAGTAGTGGAACACCATCGAGGTCATGTGCGGATTCCCCCTCTGTCGACCGGCTACGCGGAGACCCCGCGCACGGGGTCACCCACAACCGGGATCTGTACGTCGATCTCCATGAACTGTCCCTGCTCGCCGCCCATCGGGAGGCGAACCGGCTTGATCGTTGCCGTGACGGTCGGCTGACCCGCTCCGGTCTTCCACTGGCAGACGATCTCGAGCTCCGTCCCGGCAATCGCCGCGTCGTCGATCGCGTCCGCGACGCCGCCCGCGGTCCAAATCTGCAGGCCGGCGAGCTCGAGTACCCACGTCGCGTTGTCGGTGTCGCTCTGCGCACCGTCCGGGACGAGCGTCTTGTAGGTCTGCGTCTCCTGCGTGGGCACGAACCGCGCCTTACGCACCTGGTTGGCGTATTCAACCTCATCAATCGTGACGAGGGCGTTCTTCAGGACGATTGCCCCGGTTGCTGCCGGCATGGCTCACTCTCCGATGTTCATCACGATTTGGTACGCCTTGAGCTCGCCGGCGTTCGGCACCGGGAGCAGAACCGGGACCACACTGGCGACGTATCCGACGTCCTCGAGGGCGAAGAACAGCGCCTCCCAGCGCGCATCGAACCACTCGACGGCTGCGTCCTCATCCTGCGGAACGACCACGAACACGTTCCATGTGGTCATGAACGCCGTTCCGGCCGCCCGGGCGCCACCGCCGAACGTCGACCACGCACTCCCGGCCCGGGCGGTCGCCGGCCGGCGCTCGAACCCGTTCACGCCCTCGACCGTGGAGAGCGCGGCCGCGGTCGCCGCGCGCATGCCGACGAAGCTCACCCCATCACCCGCCGGCGATAGGGCCCCTCGAGGGACCGGACCTCAGGGTCGTTCCCAGGGATCACCATCGGCCCGCCGTCCGCGTCGCCCTGCTGTATGGCCAGCGGGAGCGAGCGCAGCGCTAGGGCCCGCTGTACGCGTCGCAGGAGCGCTTGCCGGAGGTCCGGCGGGTATGCGGCACGCTCGCCGCATTTCGCGCGCTGTGCGGCCGCTTGAGAGGCTAGCTCGTCCTCGAGGTCTTCCGTCTCCCATGACGCTGCGTCCTCTTTGAGGTAGATCACGACGTCGCCGACGACGGGCATGCCGCCGGCGGTCGTGATCGCGTAGGCGTAGGCAGCGAAGTGGAGGACGTCCGCGCCGAGGGTGACCTCCGCGAGATACCGGCCGGCGGCCGGAGTCTCGACGAACACCTCCCACGACGCGGACTCACCCTCGACGAGCTCGAGCTCGCCGGCGACCGGCGAACCGGACGGAGGCGTGACCGTGTACGCCGGGGCGGAGACGTCGGTCGACTCCACGTCGACAGCGATGCGCCACCGCTCCCCGACACGGAGGATCGAGCTCGTCGAGGGCATCAGGCCACGGGGTCGTACGTGATCTCACGCACGCCGTTGATGTCCGTGATGGCGGTCGCCGCGTAGCCCCAGATTGCCACGTCGACGTAGGCCACGCGGTACTGGAACTCGAGCCGCTGCGGGGCGGTCGCCCAACCCCAGACGGACTCGCGATCGAACAGGTAGGAGCTCGCGACGACGGAGCCCGTCGCGGCGAGCGCCCACGCCGGAAGGAACAGCACGCCGCCGACGTCGATCGAGCCGAACCGCTGCGCGGTCGTGCCGTTGGCGTTGCTCGCGCCGAGGATCGGGTACAGCGGCCGGCCGGCCGTGTCCCGGGCCGACGTGAGCGCCTTGTAGAGGTCGACCTGCGCGAACGCGCTGTCCATGGAGAAGCCACCGCGGACGAAGTGCAGGAGCGCGAGTTTCTGCTCGAGCTCCTCCGCGAGCGCCGCGTCCACCGCGCCGGCCGTGAGCGCGATCGCAGTCGGAGACGCCGCGTCGAGGACCGCGACCGCGGCCGCCTCGAGCGACTCGAACCACGCGCGCTCCATTTGGCGCCAGATCAGCGTGGACAACTTCGGGTTGCCGCCCTGGTCCCACGCCTCCCGGGTGATCTCCACCTTGCCCGACTTGGGCGCAGGGGTGACCGTCGCCGACGTTGCCGCCATGCTGCCCGGGGTCGGCTCGACGCCCTCCGTGTGCGCCCCGACGAGCCCGGACGAGCTCGAGAACTTCGGGAACGTGAACGGGGTCGCGTCCTCCAGCGAACCCTTGTTGATCCGCTCCCACACCGGGTACCGGTACTGGCGCTGGTCCACGTACATGTCCGGACGCTGACGGGTCGGGTTCAGCGCGGCCGCGTCCGCCTTGTCGACGTCGAAGTGCTCCCGCATGAAGGTGGTCGCGCGCGCGAGCGCCTCACCGTTGCCGCGGGATCCGGCGATGAGGTCGGTGGAGAAGTCGTACCCGTTCGGGCCGCGGCGGAGCTCCCACTCGTCGAAGGCGTTCCGCACCCGGCCGAACGTGTAGGGCGCCGGTTCGCGCACCTCGACGGCACCGCCGTTCATGGCCGCGCCGCCGCGGGTCGGGTCGACCATCGCGGCGACCTGCTGCACCTGCTGCACGGGCACGCCCTGCTGCGGCGCCCCCCACGAGAAGCCACCGCCCGGGGTCTGCTGCGGCACCATGTAGGTCGGGCCGCCGGGCCACTGCGGCTGCTGCTGCTGCGCGGTGGGCTGCTGCGCCATGAAGGCCGCGAACTGAGCCATCATCGCGGGATCGGGCATGAACGGCTGCCCCTGCTGCTGCACGGGCTGCTGCCCCTGCGGCTGCTGCTGCACGGGCTGCTGCTGCTGCACGGGCTGCTGCCCCTGCGGCTGCTGACCGCCGGAGCTCGCCGCGATGCCCTGCGACGGGCACGCCACGGTAGGCGAGTGCGTGTTACCGCACGCTGCACACTGCATTGGTTCCTCCGTGTTCGCCGCGGCGACCGACGTCACGCGGGCATCATCGAATGCGGGAATCGCTGTGAGGCTGACTTCCCGCAGGGTTGCGCGACGCACGAGCGTCACGCCTTTGTTGTGCGGGTCCGGGATTGTGTCCGCGTCGTCGAAGTCGACACCCACCGACAGCCCGTCGAGGATGCCCTCCGCGGCGAGAGACAGCGCCCGGTCGCCCTCTGCCCCGGCCGCGACGCGGAACCGGACACGGAGACCGTTCTCGAGGTGTTCGAGCTCGACCGCACGGCCGAGCAGTTGCCCGTAATCGTGGTCACGCAACAGTTTCACGCGACCGGCGTCTGTCCACTGTAGAGCGTGGCGCTCGAATCGGTACTTGCGCCAGTACTTCTGCGCCACCTGCGATGTGCCGTACGGCAGAGCCACACCGACGATCTCCCGGCGCTTCTCGTCCACCGCGAAGTGGACGAGCGGCACAGTCGACGCCATCCGGGCGCCTCCGCCGTCGAGGCGGAGACCGGCACTCGCGGCCGCGGCGACCCCGGCCGGCGCAGGATCCTTGGAGGGCGCGCGGTAGCCGGCCGGGAGCGGCGGCCGCCGCTCCTCGCGCCGCGCCTCCGCGGGCGTGAGCGTCCCGTCCTCGATGCCACGCTGCGCGACCTGCGCGCGGGTCAAGGGGTCCGGCTTGAGGTAGTCGTCGAGATCGAAGAACACTGATAGCCCATGCCGGGTGATGTCCTCCATGGTCAACCGCTGCGTGATCGCGGACATGTACGGCGCCAACACGTCGTTGACACGGTCTTTCCGCCGGTCAACGGCGTTCTGGTAGGTCCGGCTCGTCGTCGACAAGCCGACGTCCTCCGGATCGAGTCCCATCGCGTTGACGAGCTCGAGCATGACCTGCTTCTGCAGGTCGACAAGCTGCAGGTCCGCCGGCGACAGTTCATCGATGACGTTATATGTGAGCGCGGCCGGGACGTAGCCGTCGACGTGCTTTTTACGCCCGTCCGCCCAGTCGTCGAGGATCTCCTCGACGTCTCCGTCCTCGACCGGATCCGCGCCGAGCGTCGGAGTGAAGTAGCCGCGGGCCCGCGGTTGATCGGCATACATGCCGGCCGCCCGGTCGAGGGCGAGCGCGCGCTTGATCGGCCGCCCCGCGTGCTTCAGGAGCCCGGGGTTCGGCGAGTCGAATCGGATCATGAGCCGCGCCGGGGTCCGCACGCCGTCGACGTAGACGACAGCCTCGCGCGGATCCTCTCCGGACGGGAGCGGGGCGAGTTGCCGGCCGGCCGGCGGCCGGAGGGACACCCGACCGACGTCGACGTGTTCCGCGGCGACAGGAAACCCGAGCGGGTCGAGGGCGAGCTTCCGCCACCACGCGATGCCCTCGAACAGCAAGTCGTCTACGGTCTGCGCGAGCGTGACCACGTTCGGGACGTTCGGGTCGATCTGCCCCAGGAACCCGGCCGGCTGCGGCCGGAAATCCTCGTCGAGGACCTCGAGCGGGAGCGTCGCAATCGACGCGATCATGTTCCGGCCCTTGAGGACGACGGAGAGCGAGAGCGCCTCCGTCCTCGAGGCTTTCGGCGACACGCCGATCTGCGCAAACTCTGCGATAACGCGATCAATCGGGCGCGGCGCCGGTTCCGCGAACGTCAGCCGCGGAACCGTCCCCACGTCAGCAAGCGTCAGCCACCGCCACGCCCGCGTGATCACCCCACCCATGGGCGCGATGATACGTCAGTTACGCGACGATCTTGCAACGACCAATCGCGGCTTACCCAGCGATTTCGGCAAGGTCATCAGCAAGTGCGCCGCGCCGGCGGCCGCATACGCCGCGTCACAGTGACCCTCCCCCGCACGCGAGAACACCCAGAGTTGACCCTCCATGCCGATGTGCAGCTTCCCGGCGCCCAGCACGTGCGCCGTGAGGAGCGGCTCGTCGGAGTGCACGATCCCCCGCTCATCGACGAGCGCAGCGAACCCCATGCACAGCGCTGGCACCTCCGCCGTGATCTCCTGCACCTCCGCGCCGCCGATCTTGCCGCCGAACCGCTGCGCCGGCTGCGCATCGGCCGGGATCGCGCGCGACCCCCGCGGCCGGCCGGCGAGATCGGGAGCGAGCGACGCCGCAGGACCGCCCGGCATCCACCCGAACAACCGCGGGTTCACCTTGCGCAGCAGCGCCGGGAGCTCCCGGCGCACCAACAGGGTGGTCTGCGGACCCGCCCACGCCGCGACCACCTCGAGGCGGATCCGACCGTCCGGCTCGTAACCGGCCGCACAGAGCGTCGCGTGCTGACGGTCCGGCGCCAGGTCGAAGAACGTCACCAGGCGGCCGCGAGCGCCCTCGAGGTCGCCGACGCGCACCGACTCCTCCCACGACACGCGGTCGACAGCAGGATCCAATTTCGGGACGTATTGGCACATAACTTCCGTGCGGAAGCTCGCCTCCGCCGTGACCCCGTTCGCGTCGACCTCATGCGGGTTCGCCTCCGCGCGCCGGGCCGCGCCGAGCAGCGCTGCAGGGTCGATCCGCCGGCCGAGGTTCGGGTTCGCCATGGCGAGCGCCGGAAGCGACGTCATCGAGGCGCCCTCCGGAGCGCTCCACTCGAAGATGCCGAGCCGCTCGTCACCCTCCCCCGCCTCGAGGAAGCTCAGCGCGGCCGCGCGGAGCGAGAGCAGCACGACCGACGTCGAGTCACCCTGGTTGGAAATCGTCCAGATTTGCCCGAAAGGCCGGGCGTTCAGCGCGTTCGTTGCAGCGTTCCACGCGTCCCACGTCGCGTGCTCACGGAGCTCGTCGATGATCAGCCGGTCGATGGACAGGGACCGGCCGCCGCGCCGGTTCCGCGCCGCGATGCGATAGCGCCCCGTGTGACCGTCCTCCGTCTGTATCCGGAGCTCCACCTTGTTGTTGTTGTCCGTGATCCCCTGCCGCCGCGGCACCATTTCGGCGAGCTCCGGCGTGCGCTTGACGTCGAGGACCGCCTTGTCCCAGGCCTCTTTCGCGTACTCGAGGCTCGTCGACATCCCGACGACGAGCGCCCAGAACTCGACGAAAAGCCAGAACAGGGCGAGCACCTTCAACAGGTGCGTCTTCCCGTTCTGCCGCGCGACGAGCACGAGCAGCGTGCGGAACCGCGGCCGGCCGTCCGGCAGGAGCTCGCCGGCATGGATGACGAGCCACTCCTCCCAGGGATCGAGCGGCTCGAGCAGCACATCCCGGGCGAACTCGACGACCGCATAGCCGTACGACGTCGCCTTTTCGACGATGATCTCCACGCCGTCGACGACCTCGACGACCGCCGGCCGGAGCTCGCGGAGCGGCGGCGTGAAGATGCGCGGCTCTGTCGACCCGAGCAGGTCGCCGAGCACGGTGGCGGACGCCACGACGTCCGACGCGTGCTTGCGCAGGAGCGGCCGACTGTCATTCGCCCGGCGAAGGGCCCTGAGAGCGTCCCTACGGCCCGGCCGCGGAGCACCCTCCGCTTCACTACCGGCGGCCGCCGATGGGGCGGTCACGGCGCGGCCGGACGGCAGGGAGAGGGAACAG